TATAATACTTGTCCAAACTCCACCAGAAAATAAACCATCTTTGAACAAGTGGATACTCTTTCCAGCCTGAACTGGACATTTAGTCTCATGTCTGTAAACATAATGGATAGCATTTTCACCGCACAAACCATGATGCATAGCAATTCTTCCCATCAGCATATATGCCATAAAATGGTATCTCTTTTCTACATTCATATCAAAAGCTTCAAAATCACCATCAATAATATGTGGTCCAAATTCTGTAACAAACTTATAAATACGATCCATATCCTTAGAGTTTTGATTTAAACCCATAGAAATTCCAGTAATTTCAAAATTATTAGTAATGGCGATCATAACAGACCCAAATATAACACGAACGGCAGCCACAAAAATGACATCATTCGCATATATAGCTCTAGTTCGAACGTCAATAATTTTCTTAGTTGAAACTAATTCATCCTTCATATACTGTATAAACCTATGATCAATTACACCTCCTGAATAAGATAAAATTTCTTTAACCTTTATGCCCACTAAATCAGCAAACATAGGTTCTAAATAACGGTTACCAAATTCATCGAATCCAAAGAAACTCTTTTTCCCTTGTTTGGTTGATACATGGACTAAAGGGTGTCCAGGACTTGTTTTAGGATTTAATCTATTAAAGATACCTGGGATTCCAAACACAGCTTCTTCAATAGTCAAATGACGATATTCTCCAATCTTAGGATCTAAATCCTTATATTTTTCGAACATCGTATCAAAAATAACTTGAGCTCTTCCTTCATCATTATATTCGAATTCTTCTACATCGGCTAATCTTTGTAAAGACGCTAATGAGGGATCCTTTCCATTTGACCTAGGGTCACTTGACGATAAAATCGCTGGTGTTTTAACACACTCCCATGGTAAATTATCTGCTAATTGGCACTTCTTAAGTTTTGTAGTTGAAGGGTGGTGTATAACTGAATTATAAGGTAAATTCTTTGATACAACATGATTAGGACCTGAAATAATATCAATAGGTTCTGATAATGTAGCGTGAGACAAATCTAATTCTGGTTCATAATACTCCTCTATTAAAGTTTCTGATAAAGCTTGACTTGGTCCTTGAGCGCATACTGTTGGTGCTGTATAAAATCTTATCTCTTCTTGTGTAATTGGACTACAAATTGCAAAAGGAGTTTCTTTTGCATTCGGAGTACCAGCTACATGAATACCAACAATTTTATTAATTAATGGACCTGAACAAATTTTAACAGGCAATCCGCAATCTCCACTCTCAGTCTTAATATAATATCGAAAAGCAGGGAATCGCTTCATAGTCAAATCATCTAAAACATACGCATTATTATTATCCTCAAAGATCTCAGCTGTATGATTATCCTTAAAGACAACTCTACTTTTGGGAACATACTTTAACTCATCTTCACTAATAAAATGTTTTCTAATATCAGGAAACTCTGAAATTTTATTATTTGGAATATGTATAAAACAAATGTCCC